GAGACGAAGCGGGCGTATTCACCCTGGAACTGGAGCAGGCAGAAATCAGGCTTGGCGTGACGGCACTTCACGACGTCGATTTCGGTGATGCCGTTGCGGCCGCGATCGGTGTTGATGTCGCGGTGCGCCATGATGATTACGTCGGCGTCTTGCTCGATTTCACCGGAGTCGCGCAGGTCGCTCATCTTTGGCTTGCTGTCTGCGCGAGACTCGATGCCCCGGTTCAGCTGAGCCAGCGCAACGACCGGAATACCAAGCTCCTTCGCCAGCGCCTTGAGGCCGCGGCTGATCGCGCCAAGCTCTTGGTTGCGGTTCTGAAGGCGGCTGTTCTGCTCTGGAGCGATCAAGCCCAGGTAGTCGATAACGATCACACTCAGCGGACGAGCGCGATGCTCGAAGCGGGCGATGGAGCAGATGCGCGAGAAGGTCAGCGCCGGCTTGTCGCAGATACGCACGTCAGCAGCAGCCAGCTTGTTGACCGCCACGTTCATGCGCAGACAGTACTCATCGTTGTCCAGCGCCTTGCCGGAGTCGATCAGGCCTTGGGCGACCTCGGACAGCGAGGCCAATGAGCGCTTGGCAAGTTCTGACTGGCTCATCTCAAGAGAGAAGATCAACGCCGAGCCACCCTTGCTGACGGCGATATGGTCAGCAAGCCCAACGCCGAGCACCGTCTTACCGGTACCGGGGCGACCCGCGATGATTGCTAGGTTCCCGGGACGCAGCCCTTGAACGACGCGATCAAGATCCGGCAGATTGAAGTCCAGGCCAACGGCCTTGATACCTTTCCAGCGGGTTTCCATCTCGTCGAAGACTGGCACCAGTGCTTCACGGATCGACACAACGTCCGGTCGCTCTTCGTGCGAGACGAGGTCCATGGTCATTTGCTGGGCTTGGGCGATCTGCTCGGACACAGTGCCGCGCTGCTGAGCCAACTGCATCAGGGCTTGGCCGACCTCGTACAGCTTGCGAGCGCGGGACCGCTCCAGAACGATGCGGGCATAGTGCGGGCCGTTCGCGGCGCTCGGCATGTTGCGCATGATTTCCGATGCGTAGACGATGGTCAGCTCACCGCTCGGCAATTCGTCGCGGATCTCGGAAAGCGTGATGCTGTCCGGGCGCATCTTCTTCGAGTGGGCGCCAAGGATCATGGAGTACAGCGCGGAATGGTCTTCGCTGGAGAAGTCAGCCGGAGCCAGGAAGGAGCCGATCGATTCGCACAGCTCAGGCTCGTGCATCAGGGCGCCAAGCACACCGTGTTCAGCTTCGAGGGCGATCAGAGGACGTTCGCTCATCACACGGCCTCCAGAACTTTCAGCGCCTTGACCGGGCGAGTCACGAACTCAATGTCAGCTTTCCAGCCCCGGTCGTTGTTGCCGATCCAATGCGGATCCAGCAGGCACTGAGCGAAATAGGCTTCCCAGAACTCGCCTTTGCGGAACGGGTACTTGCCGGCGATATCGAGATTCCAGCAAGCCTTGATGTTTTTGCGGCGCTGGTCGTTGAGCTTGAGGCAGACCGGCAAGTGCGAGCCGCACACCCGGTTGTAGATCTCCATGATCTTGGCGTACGGAATCCGGTCGACCTTCGCAGAAGCGGGTTGATCAGCGTCGGGGGTGTCTTGGGTTTCTGCTTCCGGCTTCTCGACCGAGGGGGTCGAAGCGACAGCGGCGACAAGCTCCGTAGGAGCTATATTGTCTTTCCTTTCTTTAATGTGTGTCGGGAATGACACTAAGGACGTGTCGGATTTAACACACTGTGTCGTCTTGGCCTGCCCCTTCTTGTCCTCGTTTTTGAGGTCAATCTTCCACTCGCTGAAGGGGGCAATTCCGATTGGCGCCTTGCTGCCACCCGCACGGAAAATCACACGCTGACGGATCAGTTCGCCAATGATGCGCGACACGTTCTCGCGGGCAATGCCAGACAGCTTGGCGATGGTTGCGGCTGGTATGCGCGCAGCCTGGCTGTTGTAGCCAACAGTGAAACGATGCACTGCCAGCGCAACACGAAGCTCGCGGCCGGAAAGGTCGGCCCCAATCAGAGCCTCGTACAGTTCGTTGTCCATCCGGGTAAACCCCCGCTGGGTGTTGCCAATCTGAATTACGTTGTCCATAATCTCTCTCGCTACTTGTTGTTCCGAAGCCACCCTCGTCCGGTGGCTTTTTTATTGCCTGTCAGTCAGCTATCGGTGACTTTCTAGGGCCTCTTCCTAGCCCTCATCAGGGCCATATCCGTTACGGTCGCCACGACCGCCCTTCGGTGAATCTCGTTCTGCCTGCGGGCCAGTTCACCCAGGTATTCCCCGGTCAAAGCCTCAACCGTCTTGCCCATCCCGCTCGCCATGTGGCGCAAAATCCGCTGCTCCTCATCGTCCAGCTCCCCCAATTCGATAACATTCACGCACCACCCCTATCAGGCCCCACACAGGCCCTCTAACCAGCCTTAAGCTGCTGTTGTTCTTCGTGTGCCAGCTCTTGCTGCCGGGCATCGGCAATGAATTGCTTGATCAGGTAGCGAGCCAGCACGGCCGGTTGCAGGCGCATGGTTTCGGCCAGCTCGCGAAACTCTTGGTGGTCGTAGAAATCAAGGCGGGCCTTGATGATCTGTTCCTTCTTGTGGCGAGGGTTGTCGTACATGCGAATCTCCTTGTCGCAGCGGTGTCTGGTTACGCAGCCTTCTTGCGGCGCGGGCAGAGAGCCTTCAGCCAGTCGTCAATGCTTGCCTTCTGGCTGGCTTGACCTTGGGCAGGGAACGGGCGTAGCTCGATGGCTTCGTATGCGCCGCTCTCGAGACGGACGACGAATACGTGACGACCGACTCGAAGCGTCTTGCTCAGCGAGCCTTGGGTTACGCCTAGGGCTTGCGCCGCTTTGGCCTGGCCAAGCTCATCGGCAAATTTGGAGAGAGGTATGCTTTGCATGGAAGCGATCCTAGTGATTCATAGCCACATTATTACCCCCGGAAATGCTTTTAGCAATACCTCCGGCATTAGTAAAATATGCACGGCGTGAATAAGATGAACGGCATGAAAGACGCCGCCAGAAAACGCGAACTAGAACCGTGGGAGCAGGCCGAGTGCGATGCCGTAAAGGCCGCAATCGAGGCCTACAACGCGGGCAAACCCCGCTCCGAGCGCATCACGCAGGAGCAGGCCGCCGCACGTCTTGGAATCAGCCAGGGCGCCTTCAGTAATTACCTCAACCGCCGACTAGCCTTGAACGTGGCATTTGCTGCCGGGGTTTCGCGCATCTATGGCATTCCGGTTGAGTCGTTCAGCCCGCGACTTGCGACAGAGATCGCATCGCTGACAGATGGGGCTTCGAGCGAAGCCCGGCAGGAAACGGCCGGAGAGCCGTTCCAGATGTCGAACGTCATTGCGTGGGATGCACCCGAGGATTTGCCGGACGATCAGTTCATTATCATTCCTCGGGTTGAAGTGACATTCAGCGCCGGGAGTGGCCAGATGGTGTTAGAGGAAGTACATCGCGACCAGGGCAACGCGTATCGAATGGATTGGGTGCGGCGCAAACGACTGAACCCCCACAAGCTCTATGATTTCGTTCTCACGGGCGACTCGATGTGGCCCTCGCTGCCGTGCGGGTCGAAGGTCACCCTTAACCTAGACTCCACCAACGTCATTGACGGCAAGGTCTACGGCATCCGTTACGGCGATCAGCTTCGAATCAAGCGGCTATACAAGCGGTTTGACGGCGGCCTGATCATCCGGTCGGACAACGCCGCGAAATACCCTGAAGAAAGCCTCAGCCCCGACCAGCTCGAGCACGTCTCGGTCATCGGCCAATATGTGGCACACAGCTACGACGGCGACCTGTAAGCCAATCGCGCAAGCCTGAGCCCCGCACCTGGCGGGGCTTTTTGTTTCCCTCCTCTACCAAATAGCAGACGACGCCCGCGCGCAGGCCTTTGCACGCCCACACGAAAAAATATTACCTGCGGTATTGGCAGATATAAATTCCTGCGGTAATATTCTTTCCATCGAAGCGCGACACGCTTCAGGCCCTCGAAAGGGGCAGCAACACAGGCAGCGATGCCTCGGGGCAACCCGGAACGCTCTTTACACAATCTGCCGCAACACAAACCGCATTGCCTCGACGGCGACCGGCGCACTGGAAAGGCCATTGAGGGGCTGGAACAGGCGAGGTGCTGACCGAACCGAGCGAATGACCCTGACGGGCGATGCGGCGTAACAGACGATTCCTCGGTGCGCCTCAAGCGGGGCGCATCAGGGGGAATCTACTGGAGTGAACCAAGATGACTACGAAGTTTGGAAGCAAGATTCAGGTCGGCGACATGATCTTTGTCGGGATCGGCCGCAGCAAGACGGGGCGGATCAAATCATTCCTCCCGCACCCGCAGTTTGCAGAGCGCAACCCAGGCTGCACGGCTCGGGTGGCAGTAACGGATCGCGGCTCGATCACGATCATCGACCAGCAGCCGGTTGAAGTTCCGGCCTAGCAAACACCCCTGAACCAGCCAGGGACAGACCCAACGGTCTGCGATTAACCGGACGGCGACCGGCGCACTGGAAAAGCCATAGAGGGGCTGGAACAGGCGAGGTGATGACCGAACCGAGAGGATGACCCTGACGGTGCAGCGTGAAGGAAAGCATTACTGGAGCAGCTTGGAGACAGGCTGCTCTGGAATGCAGACGCGATGGAGACAGACATGCAAAGCGCTTTCAGAAATGCCGGTGAAGGCGCGCTGATTGGGGTCGGAATTTGGGTTTTCTTGGTTGGACTTTGGACGGTAGGAGGATGGTTCTTCGTGCTGTTCGGTAAGGCAATGGGCTGCTCGGCATAACCTTTCGGAGACACACCATGGAAACCATCGAAATCAACGGTTGGCAGGGACGCCTCGGTCACGGACTGGCCCCACAGGAACTCCGCGCCACGCTCTACGCCATCACGAAGACGTGCAAGGAGACGGCAAGGGAGTTGGGTATCAGCCCCGGCACGGTTCAAGACCGCCTGGACAACGCCCGGTACAAGCTGGGCATGCAGCGCACGGTTCGCGGCTTGATCGCTGAGTCGGTGAAGCGCGGAATCATCAGCCCGCTGGTGTTGATGCTGTGCCTCGCTACTGTCGTCGGATCGATAGAGCGACCCAATCAACGCCCAGTACGCACCGCCAAGGTATCCGTAGTAAGGGCATATAGGCAGGAGGTGGCATGAGTACATTCGAACAAGGCTGGGCGGCGCGCCCGTTCAAAGAGCAGTTTCCGGAGCTGGATGACAAAACAGCGGAGCAATTGGATCGGCTGAACATGGGCATCACCGACATGCTTATCGCTGACCTGATCACCGACTCCCAGGCTCATGCCATTCGGCAGAAGCGGTTTCCGAAGATGGTCAGCAAAGCGGTCAACGCTGCGAGGAAGGCCAAGGCTGCGCCATGACCCCCGACACCACCCTCGCCCTCTGCTGGCTATCGCTGGCCGTGGTTGTGGCGGTAATGAACAAGGTTTGAAGGAGAGGAAAGACATGTCAGACACATATCAAGCGGTATTCGATGCGGTTCGCAGCAAGATTGGCCATGTGGATATCGGCGAGGCAATTTCGAGCAGCATGCGTGAAGCGAACATCGCTCACTACTTTGAAATGGCAATGCTTGAGGCGCAGCGAGCGGCGGTCAGCGTAGAGGAAGAGCTGACTCGGCCTAGCGCAATCTTTAGGCCCGCGATAAGCCTTGACGGCAACAAGTGGTGCGCCCTCTACGGCGAAGACCTTCAGTGCGGGGTCGCCGGATTCGGTGATTCGCCAGCGCAGGCGATGGATGAGTTCGATAAGGAGTGGCGCAAGAACCTCGCATGCCCCATGGGCACCCATCAGCACATAGGAGGATGAGATGAGCGAATGGATAAGCGTTGAGGAGCGGATGCCAGAATCAGGACTTCATGTTCTGGCCTACTACACCAACTCATTCAGCAAGGGCCGTCGGATTCGGGCCGAGTACGTCGCCCAGTGCGTCGGGCACGACGAAGAATCCGACTCGTTCTACCTGGCTGAAGGCTGGTATGAACTGATGGACAACTGGGACGAGTACTCCAGCATTTCGGTTACTGAGGGCGTGGTTAGCCATTGGATGCCACTTCCCCCGCCACCAAAACACCCCTGAACCAGCCAGGGACAGGCTCAGGCCTGCGATTAACCGAGGGCGCCCGGTGCTGGTAGCGCCACAGATCACACCCGAGCACAGTCGGGCCGGCAGCGGATAACTGTGACGAGGATCAGCCGGGCAGTGCCTCGAAGCGGAAAACCCCGGCAGCACATCGGCAGGCGCCCATTGCCACGCTTGCGGGATGTGCCGAGTCGCTGGCGTAAGCAGCGTGTATCGGAGAGCCAACTGACAGCCTCTTTCGGTTTCTCGGTTGTTTGCGAAGCGCAACGCGGACCACGGAGTTTGCAGCTCCCCGCACTCAGTAGCCAGTTGGCTCCCCGATGCAGTGAATGCGCAGGCTGATGACGCCCCAGGGTTACAAAACCAGCCAAGCAAAACTGACTGGAAGTCCTACCGAAGCCGGAGATCAGCACCGGCCACTGCATCACCCATTCAACGCCCGTCCGGGCAAATCGAGGCATCCCAAATGACCAGACACGAAACAGGGTTTCGGGAATACCCGTGCCCGGATGACAGCGTATCGCTCGAAGAAGCCATCCGCAGCCAGCTCGAAGAACTCGACGAGGCCACGGTGCGCGCCTTCTTCGACTTCTGCGA